CTATTCCGTCAAACATCCAGACCTATCGTGATGCGATCCGCACCAAAGCAACTGCAATGGAAAGCGCAATTGATGGTGCGGCAAACACTGATGCTGTAGCGGCGCTGTTTGTTGCCTATGATAAAGACGGAAATAAGTCCGGTATTCTTTATGATTGGCCTGTGTTGGGAAGCTAGTAAATGCCTCTGTCTAAAATACAGTTTAGACCTGGAGTAAACCGCGAGACTACGTCCTACGGTGATGAGAACGGCTGGTTTAATTCTGACTTGATACGGTTTCGTAAGGGTCGTCCTGAGAAGATGGGCGGCTGGGAGCGTCTGAGCAGCAACACCATAGACGGCACGGGTCGTTCTTTGCACGTCTGGGCGGCGCTCGACGGATCCAAATTCATGGGCCTTGGCACGGAAACCAAGTTCTATATTGAAGAGGGCGGTGGTTACAACGACATCACCCCGATACGGTCTACGGCTACGCTTGGGTCCAATCCGTTGAAAACGGGTGCCGCAAGTTCTGCTGTAGTCACTGTAACCGCAGCAGCACATGGAGCAGTGACAGGTGACTTCGTTACTTTTAGCGGCGCGACTACTACGGATGGTATAACTGCCGCGCAGTTAAACACGGAACATCAAGTCACCGTTGTTGATTCCAACAGCTACCAGATTACTACGGCTGGAACAGCCTCTTCCGGAAGCACTGCGGGAGGCGGATCTGCTGTTATCGCTAACTACCAGATCAACACAGGTCTTAACACGGTTGTTAGTGGCACAGGTTTTGGTGCGGGTCTCTGGAGCGGTTTGTCTACGGGTTACGCTCAGACCACTCTTAATGACAGCGGTGGCATAGACGCTAGCGTTACTTCATTTACGCTCACGAGCGCGGCTTCTTTTGAAACTGCTGCAACCACCACCAGCGCAAACTTAACGGTCATAAGTTCTTCAATACCTGTTGCGGACTCCAGCGGGTTTCCAAGCAAGGGAACGATATTGATTGGCAGCGAGAAGATACGATACGGCACCAATGTAGGGAACGTATTTGGAGATCTTACCCGCGCCGACGACGGCACCACTGCGGCAACGTCATCCAGCGGAGATTCAGTAACCTTCGTTGGGCTGATGCTGATCGACAGCGAGTTGATCCAATACACAGGAAAATCTACACATACGATTAACGCAGGCGTTGTTCGCGGTGTTCGAGGCACTACGGCAGCGGCCCACGATGACGGCGTAGATGTTAAGGAAGCGAACGACTTTGTAGGATGGGGCGAGTCTTCCAGTACCGCTGCTGTTACCGGATCTAACATTCGCCTGTATAGCCAAGACAATTGGGGAGAAGACCTTCTCCTGAACGTCTATGACGGAACTCCGTATTACTGGGACAAAACACTGGGCCTTGGTTCACGGGCCACGGACCTTGCTTCTCAATCAGGTGCTTCGGGTGCGCCGACGATAACGCGCCGGATCATGGTTTCCGGTGCGGACAGGCATGTTGTCTGTTTCGGCTGCAACCCCTTGGACGAGACCGGCCAAGACTTGTTGATGGTTCGCTGGTCCGACCAAGAGAATCCTGTTGATTGGACGCCTACTGCAACGAATACGGCAGGTTCTCAACGGATATCTTCTGGTTCCGAAATTATATCGGCGCAGAAGACTCGGCAGGAAATGCTGATTTGGACCGATACGTCTCTCCACGCAATGCGGTTTACGGGGCCTCCGTTTACGTTTGGTTTTAGTATGCTGGCAAACAACGTGTCTATTATTGGCCCCAACGCTGTAACTACGGTTGGCGACAAAGTCTTTTGGATGGACCGGGAGAACTTCTACGTTTACACGGGCCGCGTTCAGACTATTCCCTGCACTCTTCTGCGTTATGTGTTTGACGACATTAACCTGGAGCAGAATTTTAAGTGCTTTGCGGCCTCCAACAAGATGTTTGACGAGGTCTTCTGGTTCTATCCAAGTGCCGATGCAACGGAGATAGACAGATACGTCAAGTTTAACTTTACAGAAAACACTTGGGATCTGGGTACGTTGTCAAGGACAGCTTGGGTTGACTACGGCATACACAACAATCCAAGAGCCTCTGGTATCGCTAGTGGCACGAACTTTGTTTATGTCCACGAGACCGGCGATGATAACGACGGATCACCCATGACTTCGTTTATTGAGTCTGCCGACTTTGATATCGGTGACGGCGAACAATTTATGTTTGTAAGCCGCTTGGTTCCGGACATCGACATCACCAGCAGCGATGCGGATGCTTCGGTAAACTATATCCTAAAGACACGAAACTACCCCGGAGACAGTCTGACTACCAATTCCACCAACGCCGTTAAATCAAGTACGGAACAGGCGTTTCTTAGAAGCCGGTCCCGCCAGATTGCACTGAGGGTAGAGAGTTCTACAACTGATATAACGTGGACGCTGGGCGATCTTCGCCTTGATATACGTCCAGACGGGAGGCGGTAATGGCAAGTCTTCTCGATCACAGTATGCCGATGGCTCCTGATGAGTACGACGCGGACACGTTTGTCCGCATTTTGCGTGATTTAGAGATGGCTCTTACCAAGATAGACTTTCCCGCTGTAGTTAGCGGCGAGGATGACACAAACGGTTTGAACTGGTTTATGGACTGATGGCATCCGCATACAAAAATATAGTGACGACCATTGGGTCTACGGGGGATGTGGTCGTCTATACGTGTCCTGCGGCTACCCAAGCCCTTGTAAAGAACATAAATTTATACAATAGCCATACCGGGTCCATAGTGGTACTGTGCAAGATAACCGATAGCTCCGCTTCGGCAACGGTCATTTTGCAGAAGATAACGCTGGCTACTTTGGCCTCCACTTCTGCTACCGCAGACGTGTCCTTCACCGGTCCTTTTGTTTTAGAGACAGGTGACACGCTTATATTCAACTGCGCTACCGCGTCAAAGATTCAAGTCTTTGCAAATGTTTTGGAGCTTTCCTGATGCTACAGCAAACGCACACCGTATCTAATAAAGGACTTCAGTCCTTTGTTGATTCTTCCCCAGAATACGAACTTGCCCCAACTGGAATTGCCTCCATGCACGAGCAGGCTCAGAAGCTTGCAGAGTACGGACGCAACGGAGACATTTATGTTGTTCACGCTGCGGAAGGTGAAACGGTCGTTCCGATAGAAGTGCTTAACGCAAACCCGAAGGTAAAAGATCTTCTCTTCAAACAAATGGAAGAGATGGGTCTGGATCCGCAGGAATTTGTAGTTGGCAACGAGCTTAACAGCATAAACCCTGACACAGGTCTTCCTGAGTTTTTTATCAAACGTGTGTTTAGGGCGGTCAAACGAGCCGTCAAAAGCGTTGTGAAGGTCGTTAAAAAGGCTGCGCCAATTGTGTTGCCGATTGCTGCGGCTGCATTTGGCGTACCGTTTTTGGGACCGGCGTTTGGCGCGGGGACTTTCGGAGCTAGCTTTTTAGGTAGCGGCATAGGAACTCTGGTGGGCGGCGGCAGCTTTAAAGACGCATTAAAATCCGGTTTAATTTCCGGTGGCCTTTCCGTAGCTTCCACAGGCATTGGTTCTTTAATAAAAGGCGGAAATATCGGGGACGCCTTAACCGGCTCGTTCACAGGTGCCACTGCCGTGCGCGATACGGCAGGAAACATAATAGGAACGCAATATGCGGCTTCACCGTTTGCTGACGCTCTTGGGAGCAGTCAAGCAAGGATTGCAAGTGCGGCAGCTTCCAGAGGACAGTTTAAAGATCTTCTGGGCGGAGACATAACGGGTGCCTTTACAGAGGAAGGGACATTGTTTGGTCCCGAGCCAACAGGCAAGTCTCCCGGTTTTGTACCGGCAACTAAGCCGACAGTTCCTGATTATCAAGCGTTACGTGCTCAAGACATTGCTAGGATGCAGGCAGGTCAAAGTTATCTGCCGCCATCACCCAAGAAAGTATCGGCAGGAGAGTTTTTAGCCAACCGGGTGCCGGGAGATTTAGCATCAGGACCGGGCGTTGAAGTAGCCAGCGCAAACAAGAGTTTTGCTCCTTCTACTCCTACTAATTATGACGCTCTACGTGCTCAAGACATTGCTAGAATGCAGGGTAAACAAAGTTATCTGCCGCCACCGCCCAAGGAAGTCTCCACACTTGAAAGTTTATTCGGCTCAACAGGTAAATCGATAGACAAGGGCCTTTCGCAAGCGGGTGATCTTTTAACCGGAACTATGCCTACAGACAAAGCTATAAACGAAACAGCCGCAAAACTAATCAGAGATTATCCCGCTATCTATGGTACCTCTGTTAAGGGCGGTGCTCAAGCTGCTTTGGAAAAAGCCACTAGTAGCCTTACACCTAGTCTAGCTAGGCAGTACGGCCCAACATTGGCTCTTGGGGCGGGGGCCGCGTACCTTGGCGGCGCGTTCGACGAAGAAGAAGTTGAACAGCCGACGGTGGACGATTTGGAGGGTTTTGTGCCTAGAGA